CATGCGAACACAAATACCCCGGTATTTACTACTCGCTTGCGTTCACCAATTACAACACCGGAGAGCTACCTAGCTCATTCGATTAAGGCCATGCGCGGAGATCTAGATTCTCGCGATTTCGTCCACGCCGCTAACTCGACTACCGATAACCCGGGCTTAATTCCTACACGTCAATTAACCGAAGTCGTAAACGGCCTAGCCGATAACGTTCGCGCTTCTATTGATTCAATTTCAACCGGTGCGCTACCTAACGCTGGAATGGTTTTTCAAATTCCAAAAATTACAGTTCTTCCGGAAGTTGCACAAATTGACGAATTAGATCCGGTAACTCCTACGAATATGGAATCCGAATTCATTAACGTAGATGTTAAATCATTCAAGGGAAGCCAAGTAATGTCCGTCGAGCTCGCTGACAGATCGGATCCGATTTTCCTACAAGAAGCCCTACGCAATTTAACTTCGCAATATGCTCGCGCAACTAACGAATATAACTCCGGCGTAATACTTACAGGTTCTACTTCTGGATCTCCTACTTACGCCTCTCCAATCTCAGCCGTTAATATCCTTAAATGGATTAGCGACGGAGCCGTTAGCGTCTACGCTAATACTTTCCGTTTTGCCGATGCCGTAGTGGTATCTCCGGCTCAATGGGGCGTAATTATGTCTATGTCCGTTGACGGACGTCCGATTTACAACGCGCTACAACCTTCCAACGCGGCAGGTAACGCACAACCACGTTCACTTCGCGGATCCATAAACGGTCTAGATCTATGGGTCGATACTGCATTATCCGGAACCGGAGACGGATCTATGTACGTAATTAATCGCGATTCTTATACATGGTATGAATCTCCAACACTCCAACTTCGCACAAACTATATTGAAGACGGATCTATTGGAATTCTTCTTTACGGATTTGGCGCAACTGCTACAAAAATTGCCGCCGGTGCGTATAACTTCCAAGCTACATAAGCAACACCTAACTAATCATCGAGCCCGTCGCTCCCGGGGGGCTCGAGTCGAACGAAAGGATCGGAAATGCCAATTATCACCGCGACGCAATTACGCGACGTTTTAGGTGTTTCCGATTCTCTTTTTGATGACGTTTATTTAGATCAGATTATTGCAAGCGCCGAACAGGTAATTTTGCCAATGCTTACCGCTTATCAATCAGCAATAAAGGCTTATTCAATTATTGACGGAATTATTTACTTTACTACTCAACGCGAAAACTATTTTGTAGAAGGCCAAGACGTAGTAGTAACCGGCTTAGGCGCGGTAGATGATACTTATACCGTTACCACAAATAACCGGGGTGTATTCGTTTTTAGCTCTACAACTATTGCAGCTAACACCGACACCGTTATTCCAATTATTCCGGCAGGGCTGGCAACGCTGGACGGTTCTAGCGCGGCCGATTTATACGCTAACACTCCCCCAATTCAAAGCGCAATACTCGTAGTCTCAACCGAAATTTTTCAATCCGTAACGGCTCCGGGCAATATGACTAATAACGTCGATTTCCAAATGAGCCCGTTCGTATTAGGCCGCTCATTACAGAATCGCGTAATCGGATTATTAAATCCGTTTATTGATGTCGAGATTTTTGCCCAATGACAACTATCGCCGAGAATGTTCGCCAACCTTTAGCCGACGCTTTAGTTAGTGTCGGTGCTTCGGTGTATGCCGTGGCTCCGGAAGCGTTAATAGCTCCGGCTTGCGCGATTATGCCCGGCTCACCGTATTTAGATCCTAATTTAATTAGTAGCACCGTTCAATGTAAAATTAACTTAATTATCACGGCGGCCGTTGCATATAACAATAATTCGGGAGCGTTAAACAATTTAGAAGAACTAATGATAGATATTCTCGGAGCTCTTCCAAGCGGCTATGAAGTCGGGGCTTGGAGCCAACCGGGATTAACGACAGTAGGCACCGGCAATTTTCTAACCGCCGATTTACCCGTCGCAACTTACTACACACAAACCTAGAGGAGAAAAAATGCCAACAACAATTATTACCGGTAGAGACATAACTTTCACTATCGATTCAGATCAATATAGCTCGCAAGCTACTAGCGCGATTCTTACCGTAGATACCACAATTAACACTTATCAAACTCTTGCGGGTAAGGCTTATTACACCACCGATACACAAGGAACCTTCGCTGTCGAAATGCTAAGCGACTGGGGCGCGGGCTCTTCACTATGCGAAGCTCTATGGACGGCCGCAACTTCGGCACCAAATACCGCTCTACCCGTATCACTTACCGCCGAAAGCGGAGCGGTCTTTACTTTCGACGTTCAACCAATCCAACCAAGCGCAGGTGGCACCGCGCCGGACGCTCAAACCGTCTCGCTATCATTTACTTGCGTAACTACTCCGGCACTAACCTAATAGAAAATCGGGAGCAAAATGAAACTACCAATAACAATCGAGCACGTGGACGGATCTAGCGAAACCTATATCGTCCAACCGCCGGAGTGGGTCAAGTGGGAAGCGAAAACGGGTTACACGATTTCGCAAGCTAGCGAGAAAATGGGAATCTCAGATTTCTTATTTCTTGCTTATAACTCAATGAAACGCAACGCCGGCGGTAAAGCGGTTAAACCGCTCGAAGCTTGGACGGAAACCGTGGCCGATGTTCAAGTGGGAGAAGCAGACCCAAAAGTTACGAGCGAGGAAGCCTAAGCCGGCTAATAGTCGAACTCGCTATCGCGACTAATATCCCGATGAACTATTGGGAGACGTCAGAGCAGATTTACACCGCACTAGAGATCTTGGAGAAGCGAAATGGCAAAGGAAGTAATTAGCTACGATAAAACCGAATTTCGCGCGATTACTAGATCCTTTAAAGCCATGGACGATGAAGCGGCCACACAAGCTAAAAAAATCTCGGGTTCGCTGGTCGAATACCTTAAAGCTAAAATCGTTAGTAAGGCCGAGTCTATGAACAATAAAGCGGCTTCACGAATTGCCGCCGGAGCCAAAATTTCTAAATCTTCTAAAGTAGGAGAAATTAATTTAGGTTACGCTTCTCAAAAATTTAGCGGCGGCGGCACTACGCAACTTAATTACAGGCAAGAAGGCGGAATCGGAATTTTGGGTGGCGTTGAATTTGGATCTAATAAATTTAAGCAATTTCCAATTTGGTCGGGTTCGGTTGGGCAAGGCTCGCGCGGTTGGTTTATTTACCCAACTCTCCGAGAAGAGCAACCTTATTTAGTATCTCAATGGGAAAAAGGCTTTACTCAAATTTTAAATGAGTGGACATAATGGCCGGCAGTAGAACGCTCAAGCTCTCCATTCTCGGAGACGTATCGGATCTAAATAAATCACTAAAGACGGCTAATAATGACGTTGAAGGATTCGGTAGTAAAGTAAGTGATTTTGGTAAAAAAGCCGGGTTAGCTTTTGCGGCGGCGGCGGCGGCGGCCGGAGCCTACGCGATTAAAATCGGTATCGATTCAGTCAAAGCCGCAATAGAAGATGAAGCGGCGCAAACCAAATTAGCTAAAACTCTTCAAAATGTTACAGGCGCAACTAGTGGACAGATTAAGGCAACCGAAGATTATATTTTAAAAACTCAACTCGCTTTTGGAGTTACCGACAAAGATTTAAGACCAAGTTTAGAGCGGCTACTTCGCGCTACCAAGGATTCCGAACAGGCGCAAAAATTACAAACTTTAGCTTTAGATATATCGGCTGGATCCGGTAAGTCTTTAGAAGCCGTCTCTAACGCTTTAGGTAAATCTTACGAAGGCAACTCCGGAGCTTTAGCTAAATTGGGAATTGGCCTAAGTTCAGCCGAATTAAAAACCATGGATTTTAACGACATTACTAAAACTTTATCTAATACTTTCGGCGGTCAAGCCGCCGCTTCGGCCGACACTTATCAGGGACGAATCAACCGCTTAAAGGTAGCCTTCGATGAGACTAAAGAATCTATCGGCACCGCGCTACTTCCAATTCTACAAACCTTACTTAAATTCATTACGGATAATATCCTACCGATATTTGATAAAGTCTCTAGCGCGTTAAGTGGTAAATCCGGATTAACTACTTACTTCATAACTTTAGGCGAAACGATTAAAAATATATTTCTTCCAATCTTTGACGGATTACGAAAAGCGTTTGGATATATCGGAGACGCAATAGCAGATAATAAAGAGGCGTTTACAAAGTTCGGTAAATTCATAACCGATTACGTCGCTCCGGTATTAGGCACCGTTTTAGGTAAAGCTTTAGAAGGAGTCGGAAAAATTGCCGCTGGCGTAATTACGATAGTAGGCAAGGTTATATCCGTTTTTGACGGCTTAATAAGCGGCGCAATAGCCGGAATTAACCTACTTATCCGCGCCTATAACGCAATTCCGCTTTTACCGAATATACCTTTGATTAGCGTCGGCGGTGCTTCCGGGGCTTCTAGCGGTCTATCGGGCGGTCTCTATGGATCTACTCCGGTAAATGGGGGCTCTACAAGTTCTACACAAACTACCGGGTCAATGAGCCCGGACGCTATTGCCGCTTCTATCGGAGCCGCTACTTCTAGTTCGGCTTCAAATAGTAATACTGCCGCGATGAGCAATATAGCTAAAATACAAAAAGATTTTGATAAACAATTAGTAACCGCTAATAAGGCACTAGAGGCCGCTAATGCCGCAAGCGCAAGAGCCGACGCACTTATACCAATTAGCCAAGCCGATTTAAATTATAGAGATAGTTTTGGCAGTAGCCGAATGAATACCTATAACGTAACCGTAAATGGAGCTCTAGATTCCGAATCAACGGCTCGTCAAATAGTAACTATTTTAAACGATTCGCAAGCTAGAGGAACTTTAGGATCTGCCGCGTTTACCGGGGCGGTGGGCTTCTAATGTCGAATTTTACTCCCGTATGGCGTTTAAAAATAAACTCCGTGGAATATACCGATTTAATTTTATCTAATCTAACCATTACTTCCGGGCGAACCGATATTTATTCGCAACCCGTGGCCGGTTACGTAAATCTAACGGTAATCAACTTAGACCAATCGGATCTCAATTTTCAAGTTACCGAATCGGTATCGATAGAACTAAAGGATTCAAACGACGTTTTCGTGCCTATATTTGGCGGTTATATTTCAGACATAGAGTTAAGCGTTGCTCAAATAGGTAACGTGGGTTATTCACAGAGTTACCAAATTACCGCTTTAGGCGCGTTATCCAAATTGACAAAAACTATATTTAGCGACGCTTTGAATCAAGATTACGACGGAAATCAGATTTACGAAATTCTTTACCAAACGTTATTTAAACAATGGCAAGATGTCCCGGCGGCCGAAACTTGGGCTACCTTCGATCCGACGATTACTTGGGCAACTGCCGAAAATAGCGGCGTTGGAGAAATAGATACTCCCGGAGATTACTTAATGATTAACCGGGGCGCAGATCCGATAAATTCTTACACCCTAGCTTCTCAGATAGCCGCTTCTGGACTTGGTTATCTTTATGAAGATTCAAGCGGACTTATTAGCTACGCCGATTCAACTCATCGAACTACTTATTTAGCCGCTAATGGTTATGTAGATTTAAGCGCGGGTCAAGCTCGAGCGGCCGGACTTAAAATTCGCACTAGATCCGGAGACGTTCGAAATTATGTAACGATTCAATATGGCGCGAGCCAAGCTAGCCACACCACAGCTTCGGACGCGGACTCTATTTATGTTTATGGATCTCTAGCGCAAGTATTTAGCACTTATTTAAAAAACACGGCCGACGCAATATTTCAAGCCGACTTCTATTTAGGGCTAAGAGCTTATCCGCAAGCGGTTTTTGATTCGATTACGTATGATCTAACAAACTCCCAAATTGATAACGGAGACCGAGATTCTCTCATAGGCGTATTTATGGGTATGCCGGTAAATATCTCAGACCTGCCATTAAATATGAATTCCGGATCCTTTAGAGGATTCGTAGAAGGCTGGACACTCCAAGCGGCCTATAACGAGATTTCAATTCAATTAACCGTTTCGCCGTTAGCCTTTAGCATAATTTCGATGAAGTGGATAGACGTGCTACCGGCGGAAATATGGACTTCAATATCACCGACACTAGACTGGCAAAATGCGACAGTAGTCGCGTAAGGAGAAAAAATGGCAAATCCAACAACTAACTTCGGGTGGGTCATGCCGACCCCGACCGACCTAGTTACAGACCTTCCGGCAGATTTTGCGGTGTTCGGTCAAGGCGTAGATACGTCCTTCCAATATCTAAAAGGCGGCACAACCGGACAGATACTAAGTAAAACTTCAAACACAGATTTAGCTTATACATGGATTAACAACGATCAAGGAGACATTACCGGAGTAACCGCCGGAACAGGTTTAACCGGCGGTGGCACTTCGGGCACCGTATCGCTAGCTTTCGATCAAGCTAATTACGGCGGCGGTCAATTTTCGGCTGGCAAAAATAAAATTATCAACGGCGATTTTGGAATAAATCAAAGAGCCTTTACAAGCACAACCTTCACTGGAACTTATAACTTTGATAGATTTCTAACAGCTAATGCTGATGGAACTGTTACATTTAGCGCGCAAACTTTTACACTAGGCGCGGCTCCCGTCGCTGGATATGAAGGCACAAATTTTGCACAAATTGTAACGACTGGTCAAACTTTGACTACTGCTATTGCGGCTTTAGTTCAACGAATTGAATCAGTTAAAACTCTTGCTGGTCAAACTGCCACCGTCTCTTTTTGGGCTAAGGCAAATACAGGGACTCCAAATATAACAGTTAATTTTGTTCAAAACTTTGGATCAGGCGGCAGCCCTAGCGCGTCCGTTACAATTACAGGCACAGCGCAAGCAATCACAACTTCTTGGGCTAGATATTCTTTCACAATAGCAGTTCCAAGTATCTCAGGAAAAACTCTAGGAACAGCAAGTGACTATTTGAATTGCCAAATTTATGTCTCAGGCGGTTCTGCAAGTGCCGCGCCAACAGTCGGAATTCAATCTAACACTTTCCAAATTTGGGGCGTTCAAGTAGAAGCGGGATCAACTGCTACACCATTCCAAACTGCTACTGGAACTAAACAAGGCGAATTAGCCGCGTGTCAGAGGTATTACAACAGATTAACTGCAATAGGTGAGGTAGTCAATGGTGCATATTATTCAACTACTTTATGCTATGCGTCGTATAAATATCCTGTAACAATGCGAATCGTTCCAACTTTCACGGCTTCCGGTTCGGCTATTGCAACTGTTTATAGTAATGGAGCAGGTAAAGCTTCAACGGCTATTGCTGACGACGCCGCAGGTGGCACTAACTCTTCTTATATTACAGTCACAACCG